AACAGTTATAGAGTTCGGCCTGTCCGCAGAATCAAGATACATTCTTCTGGCGGCTAACCCATGTATGAACCGCCATCAGGGGATAAATTAGGATTCAATCTTACCGGCTTTGGTTACATTTCCCCTGCTGGTGACAAGCTACGCTTTGACTTTGGTGATTCATCTGCCTACCAGCCCCCAAAGGGAAATCAGGTAGGTCTGAATTTTGGCGGTGCCTACACTCCGCCGATTGGTAGCCAGGTTGGTCTTGAGTTTGTCCCTGATTCCGGCGAGTCGGGTGACGATCAATACCTATTCCCTGCTGGTTGGGATGCGTTCTATTCATCCACACCAGAAGTACAGAACAATCTACAGTACGTTCTACCGTTCAGCGTTCCTTCTAGCCTTACCTTTGGCTCTACCGAGGTACGCAACAATGCCGAGGTAGTGGAGCCAGTAGGCTTCCTTGAGGACGGATATGGTGAACCTGAGATTGTTGGTTCCCGTTCGGTTTATCCAGAAGGCAGCCTACTTTCTGCTTATGGTGAGCCGGTTGTATTTAATAGCAGACAGAGTGTTTCTGTTTCTGGCTTTGGCACGGCGCTGTATGGCCGTCCGTCAATCGTCAACACAAGCCGACAGCTTTTTGCTACAGGCTTTTCCACTGCCGGTTACGGTTCGCACGAAATATGGAACCTTTGGCAGTTTGTAGTCCCTTCCAGTTTCGCTACAGATGAATATGGAGAGCCAAGTCTACAGGGTGGCGTAAAACACGTTAGCCCTGGCGGTTACGCTGGATCAGCCTATGGTGCGGTAAGGGTAGTCAATACAACTGCTGACCAGTTAGCGGTGGTAACGGGAATCCCTGCCCCAGGTATAGGTAGCCCGGAAGTTTCCCCCCGAAGCCTATTTCCGTTTGGCATTGGTGGTAGCGCTTACGGCACTCCGCTTGTTCAGCGTACTCCTGCACCTTATGGCTTTGATTCAATGGTGCTGGGTGTCCCGTCCATTGAATACTGGACAAAGATAGTTCAGGTCAACGGTATCGGGCCGGAAGAGCTTGGCTTCCCACGGGTATTCGATCCAACAACCAAGGTATTCCCGTCCTCGGTAGCGCAGTCTGCTGTATTTGGTGACGTTGGAGTAAGAAACCAATCCCGCTTTATTGAGGTGCAAGGCGAGGACTACGCGATTGTTTCCGAGTGGGCAACCTTCGAGAACAATCTTCGCCCATTATACCCAAGTGGTTTGCTGGCTACCGAGTTCGGTGGCAACGAGATACGCAATCGCTGGCCTACTATCGCGCCAGAAGGTTTTGACGCGCTTCACGCAACATCAGAATCCGAAACAGGCATTGGATACTACCGTAGATACGTACAGACATACGGCATCTACCGTAGTGGCTACGGTAGTCCCGTAGTAACCAAGACACCAGAGATTCAACCGGAAGGATTTGAAGGTGCGGTAGGCGAAGACACGACAATCTGGTTCAGGGTTCGCCGCCCCGATATCCAGGGCTGGGACTCCCTGGATATACCAGAGCATAACGTCTGGTTTAGATATCGTCACGTCGATGCAGAAGGCCACCAGGATTCTGTCTTTAGCGATGGCGCTACGCTTGAACACCGTGATAGGTCGATAGGAACGCTTGGCGCGTCCTTCGCCATGATCGGAAGCGCACGAATCGAGGTGCGTAACCGAATCATCGCGCCAGAGGGTATCTACGAGGACTTTGCTACTGGCCACACAGTAGGAACTGACCGCTGGTTAAACCCTGTTGGATTTGAAGCTACTCGCTTTGGCTCCAGGATCATTCCTGAGATTCAGGAAGCCTACCCGCAAGGGTTTACTGGTGTATTCGGCCTACCGGATATATGGAACGCCACCCAGCTTGTCTCGCCTGGCTCATTCCTGACAGTGGGCCAGCAGCCTGCTGACCGATGGGGAGCGGCTAAGGTATTCAATTCGGATCAGTACATTGCAATGTACTACGATCCTGATAGCTTCCTTAATCCACCAGCATGGCCCCAATGGACGCTGGTAGAGAACAGGAACAAGGTAATCCGTGCTACCGGCGCAAACATGAGCCGGATAGGGCCACACCAGATAGACAATAACGCCCGTCTGGTAGTGCCGCCTGGCATTCAAGCGCCAGGGTACGCGCCTTACTACGAAGCTGGGATGGTTGCGTACCGGATTCGTCACTTGCAATTGGAAGGAATGGAAGCGCCCTACCTTTCATCCTGGGGAGTGATCCATAACGCTGCCTTTGTGATTGCACCTAACGGATTGGTCGCAACCGAGTTTGGCACGGCAGAACTTGAGAAAACGCGACGGTACTTCCCGTATATCGGCGGGGTTGATCTATCTGCTTACGGCACTCCGATGATTGCGTATCGCATACGGACGCTTGAGTTTGAGGGGCGCTATACCATTGCTCCGCCAGTAATCCCCTTACCAGAAGCCAAGCTGTATACCCGCTACATTGAGCCTGAAAGCAATGACTTTTCTGGCTATGGATGGAATGCGCTATCAATCCACTGGAGCATTATCACTACCCGATGGACGCATAGGGAGCTGTTTGGCTGGGCAGAGCTAAGAAACCTGACCCCTGAATTGAGAACCCGTGGCCGGAATAGTGAAGAGTTTGGAGATACCTTTGTTCGCCTTGAGTGGCGTCCGGTTGATGCTATTGGATCAGAAACGCTACAGATCGGCCTTGCCTCTATTTCAGACACCAAACGAACCCTAGCGCTAAACGGAATCCGTGCAGGTGACGTAAGCGACAAGCTGAAAGTAATCAAGACGGGAGCACCACCGTATACCGATCAGTACATTTGGCTGGATGGAACTGTAGACGGCGAGGACGAGCAGCAGAGAGGAAACGGAATACCACCACCTGGAGCGTCTAACTGGAACCCGCCTCACTCTGCGCAGATGGGGCAACCAACAATGAACCAACTGGTTGTCTATGTGAGGCAGACAAGCGAAAGCACAGAGTTTGGTGACCCAAGGGTAACAGCTAACAGTATTCGCATAGATACAGGGTACTGGGAATTACTTGTTGGCAGTCCAATGGTTTCCTTATCTATAAGGACTGTTGAAGTAGGCGCATTTGGTTCTGATGGCGTTTACCAGCCTTCGCCAGCAAGCGTAACGCCTCATACGATTTGGGCTGTAAAGGAAGCTCCGACACAAGCAATAAGTAACCACCCTGGTAGCGGGTTGCACTATGTAGACGAAACCGCCAATGGCGGATGGAGAAAGGGAGTTGGAAGACCTGTAATAACATTACAGTTCAGGGCTATATCCCAAAGTGGGAGTAACAACCATTCCCGTTACGGAGTCCCAAGCCTAATCAACACCAGAACCTATGTTTACCCCGAAGGCATAAGGGTATACAGGTTTGGTTGGCATACTATCCCTGGCGACCAAGAAGTCACCATATTTGACTCGCCTGACGTTTCAGAGTTTGGGACAGCAATATTGTCGCGTCCTCCTTATGTTGGGCCGCTTAATGTCGGTGGAAGAGGATTTGATTCTCTGTCTTGGGGCGAGAACGAGATACAGCTACTGCACAGGACTGTTTATCCGTCTGGCCACCTTAGCCAGCAGATGGGTAGTAGTCGCGGAGATAGACCATTCATGTGGCAATCGTTGCACGTTGGGCCGCCTGTTCCGCTGATTATTGGTGGTCACGAAAGCGAGGCGCTTGGTGAGCCGTGGGTATCGTTCTATGTTAGAGAAGTGAATCCAGAAGGGTTTAATGACTTCCGCAGCGAATACCAACTGGAAGCCTTTGAATATCGAATGAGAGTGACCAGGCGTGATCCATACGTTCCGCCAGAAAGGATTGAGGCTGTAGGGCTGGAACATTCTGCTGTAGGAGCGCCCAATGTATTACCAGGCGTCCACTTTATCAGACCGGACGGTAACGCCGACCAGTACAGGAAAGGTGCCTTCTAATGGCAGATATACGATTTATGCCGCTCACAGGCATTAACACGGTTGCAGAAGATGCAGCGTTGCAACAGAGCGGAGAAGCCCCGCGATTATACGTGCGCGATGCTGTGAACGTGAATTTCAGCGAAGCAGGCAAGGCGAGCATCAGGGATGGCGCGGAGCTTGTTACCGATATCACCTATAAGAACCTTTGGCAAAGTCCTTTGCATGGTGATTTGTTCGGCACGCTGGGTAATGACTGGGTGAAGATCGACCCTAAAGATTGGAGCCATGAGGTGCTTGCGAATGTTGAGGTAGGGCGCGATAGCGTTTCTCATGAAATATTGAATAACCTTGTAAGTGTTGCAACACCGGCAGGGATATTCACATATGACGGCAGCATTGCTCAGAGGCTAACCATCATTACGCCACCAGCGCCCTTGGTTGTTTCTGGTAGCGGTTCGCTTGATGCTGGTCGATATGGCTTAGCGGTGTCCTGGTTGCGCGGAAGCATGGAGTCGGCCTTGTCCAGCATGGCAACTGTTACGGTAGACGGCTCTGGATCAGTTGAAGTCACTATGCCCTTGTGCTTTGATTCGACAGTAACAGGCGTAAGGCTCTACATGACACGCCCAGACGGTGCGGAGCTATTAAGGGTTGGTGACTATGGTGTAGCGCATCATGCGTCTATCACTGTCATGCCCAAGCTGGGCGCTCCTTCGCAGTTTCAACACCTTTCCAGTATGCCTACTGGCCGGTATTTGAAATACTGGAGAGGTCGCCTGATAACGGCAAGGGCTAACGTGCTTCGCTTTTCCGAGGCAATGGCCTATCACCTGCATGATGAACGCTACGCGTTTGTTCAAATGCCCCAGCGGATTACTTTTGTTCAGCCGGTTGAGGGTGGTATATGGGTTGGGCAGGTTGACCATGTTGCTTTCCTTTCCGGTGACTCGCCTAACAGTCTTTCGATATCCAGAAAGGCATCCAAAGCACCAGTCCCTGATAGCGCAGTATTGATACCTGCCGAGGTGATAGGCTCCAACCTTGCTGGTGGTGGCTCTATGGTTGCCGTATGGCTCGCATCCAATGGATATGTAGCAGGAACGTCAGAAGGCACTCTTGCCGAGATTCATGCCGGAGTAATGAAAGGAATTACCGCGCAATCTGGTACGTCTGTAGTGCTGGATCGGCGCATAGTAACCGCTGTAACCTGATATCCGATACTTCTTAAATCATCGACGCGCAAGAGTGCGTCATAGGAAACCTGAATGGAGAATTCCTATGACTTTGCGCGACGAACTGGCTCAAGCCATCCACAGCGAAAACTTTGACGTTACCGATTCGGGCTTGTACTTCCCGCGCCAAGGTGTAATGGCGTCCGGCGAATACTTTGACCGTATCAACAGTGGCGAATGGAAAAAAAGCCTCAACCTTGTTGTAACCGAGGGGTTGGCGCTAATCCTTAACGTGGCTCTTGGTAGCAGCCCTAAGCCTACTGGCCTGTACCTTGCCTTGTTTAGCGGCACTGCCGCGCCTGCTGCAAACTGGACTGCCGCCTCTTTTTCTGCGACGGCAAACGAGATTGTTTCCATGACCGAGGGTTATACCAGTCCAACTCGCCCGCAATGGGAGCCGGAGAACACCAGCGGCAACTCCATCGACAACATGGAGTCTGTAGCACGGGTAACCATCGCCACAGCATCTGCGTTGAACGTGACCGGCGCAGCCATGCTGACCAACAGCACCAAAGGCGGAACTACCGGCGCTCTGATTTCTGCAACCAAGTATTCATCAGAGCGGGTATTCCAAGATGGGGATACCTACGACATTGGCTACCGCCTGAGTCTAACGGTGTAAGCAGTGCATCAGCCACGGCCATACGGCTTAAATGCTGTTGGTGGTGAACTGACTGATGAAGACTCGGCAGCAATTGAGCTTCTATCTCGCCGCCTAACAAACCTTAAAGATCTATCAGGAGTGAGCAGCCTTCGCATGGTTCGCTCGCTTCCTGATGGCGGGTATGTTATCGCCCAAGATATGGGTGGGACTTTCAGAGTAATCACCCATAAACCCGTATCAGGTCGTCGGGAAGACTTCGATGGCGTAGCCACAAGCGATATACCAATGCTGTTTTCTGGCGTGGTCACGTCTGCGATTCTTCGCCCTGGTCAAGGGTTGGGGATGAAGCTGACAGAACAAACACGCCGGAGGCTTTCAGGATACGGCGCGGAATCAATGCCGGCAAAGGATGTAAGCCTGCAACGGTTCGCTATTCCTTATCACACGATGGTGAGCGAACTTGCCCCATCGATTCCCACACAACTGCTTTACACGCAGTACGCAGCCCAGCGACCTAGCTGGTATACCGGCGCTATGGCAGAAATAATGCAGATTGTTGGCGGGTATGGAATACAAGACCTTGACTCCCTACCGGAAAACCCTATTGAAAGGGCGAACATGATAATCCCCGAAGGGGTGATGCGGAAGATTCGCCTTGATATAGGGAACGTCAGACTGCCAGGTTATACCGGAATACCAGATAAAGAAGGGAAGTTTCAGTACGACTACAAGTTTCACAATACCAATGGGGTTGGGTTTGATACGAGCGGTAACCCTTGGCTTCTTCGTATATCCGCCGAAGGCGTTTTTGCCATGCCGCTGCCGATGATACCTGCAACAACAACGCAGGCGTTCCGCGAGTACATTCAAGATTCTGGCGATAGCGAGATTGAAGATATTCTGGATCGGTTTGGTGGTCTTCCCTCTGGTGAGACATTCCCTATTTACGCTTCTGATTTTGAAGCGTGGAGAAGGGCAGGCGTAATCATTAAAGTGTGCGAAACCGCAGACTTCTATAACCATATCATGTATTCAAGCGCTTGCGGGTGGGCGCTCAACTCCAAGGGGTTAGAGGGGTATAACACCTGCTACGACTATTATGACGATGAAGGGCTGGGATACGGACTAACCTACAAACTGAAACTAAATCTATCCCCTGCCAACAACAATGGGAAGCTGCCCCAATCATTTGACCTTGAAGACGACGATGAAGCAAGGGCGCTGGACGCCTACCTTTCCGGCGTTTATCAGTTACTCGGGGATAGTCCTAATCATTTAGCTATCAAGTACAAGATTCGTCGCGTTCCGGTTCAACAAATTCTATCCAGAGCAGGAAACGTCGGAGCTAACGAGGTTGATTACTGGGATAGATTGGAACTTGACCCTATCGCAAGACATACTGGATCGGTTTCAGAGATAGGGCGCGGATACCTCTATCATGGCGCGTCCTTTGAGTTTCAGCCGCAAATCAAGTTCCCTGAACCGTTCTTGGGTGGATGCGTTTCTCATGACTTCTTGCCTTTGGATAATGGGCGATACAGGAATAGTTATCCAAATAGCGACACGATCATGTTTTGCTACTACGTTGATGACGAATTGAAAACAATTAAATATTTCAGAGAGGAAAGAGATTACGCGAGAGAGGTTGTTAGCGATTTTGAAGAGTGCATGATTGTTGGCTCATGGAGCCGGACGGTAACTTATGGCTCTTCCAGTCTTGTTGGCAATTTCTACATGACAGATGTGGATGATCGCAGGACTATGGCTCCAATTGTTGAGACTACAGAAGTGGTTGGTCGTGATCTTGGATATGACCATACGCCTTATTTCTCGTTTTCGGCGTTTTCTTCCATGTGTGGACAAATATGGAGAAACCGCTACTACTCAATAGAAACAAAATCGCAAAGGACGGAAGGACAGAGCATGAGGATTGGGGTTTGTATTCCCTACCTAACTCGCAGCGCAGCCCTTTACGCCTACGAAGAGCGAACAACCGGAAGTGAGCGAAGAGAAGGGGCAGAGGGGAGAGCTATGCGAGACCCTAATCAGTACTTCTTCTGGACTTATGATGAAATATTTCATTGGGTTGGGTGCTATGGAACCAGTATAGCAAAATCCCGACCATACCCTAAAGATGGAAGCCCTAACTGGGTAGAGTTTTTGGAGGGAGGGATTAGCGGCCCTTGCTCTGACTTTGCAGACCAAGGCGAGTGGATAGAAATTCCAGCAGATTACACATGGCTAATTCATCCAGAGGCCAATGTGTGGCACTTCAACGGCGGCGGTGGGCCACCATCATTCCAGAGTTACAGTAATGTAACCTTTGGCGACTCAACTCACGAAGGAAATCTACAGGTTTCCATTGTTTCCAATATTGAGGAAATACACAGAAACATACCCGATACAATGTATTTCATGGGATCGCCAGACGAGTATCTAGGCGTTTTTTATCGAGACGCCTGCAAGATAGAGTTTGGTCAAATGGAGTATGCCAGTGTATCAGAGGGTGGGGAGCTTCGTAGACGCTGGGGGTATACAGGACTAGCGACACACAAATCCGCACACCATTTCTTTGGAGTCATCAATGAGTGAATACCGTGACGATACGCAGGAAACGGCGGTAGCGAGTGATTCAACCTGGCTTGGGCTGACGACGATTACCGAAGAGATAGCAAGAGCATCTTCGGTTGTTCTGTTTGGGCTGATGGTTCTTCACACGTCGAGCGCGGCAGCGTCTGACGAGGTTATTGATTCGTGGAGCCACCTTACCACTGAGCAGGTTTCGGTTAGTGATGAAGTGGTGGATGGCTTGCAGGCCACCCAACTCATTACAGACCGGATTCGCGCTACTGATGGGACTACGGGAAGACTGACCGTAGTACATGAGGACGCCTTAACCATCAGTGATGCGGTGATGGATTCGGTATCTTCGATGGTTTCCGAGTCTGCCACGATCCATGATGAAGTAATCGCGCAGCGGTATGTTTACTCGTTGGTTGTCGAAAGCGCCAAGGCGTCTGACAAGACCGTGCAGGCGGGATCAACGCTATCCGAAGATACGGTAACAGCGTCCGATTCTGTCATCCAGCGCCTGTATGGAAAGGTTCTGGTAGAAGACCAGGCGACGCTGGCTGATGAAGTAGTTGGCGGCCACCAGTCCTTACTTGTTTTGACAGATGTTGCGCTGGCAAGTGATTTGGTCATTGACCACCTTGAAGCGTTCAACCTTGTAACTGACGGCGCAGTGATTGAAGATCGCGCCATTCAGACAGGGGGCGACTACGGCCAGGCGTGGACGGCCAATGCAGACAACTGGGCAATGAGTCGCTATGCGCCGTATACCTTTGAAAGCCTGGCGGTGATTGATGGTGTTTTGTACGGTGTGAACGATCAGGGAGTATTCGCGCTTGACCGTGAAACGGAAGTGATCGAGGCAAGGATTAAGACGGGCAAGCTGGATATTGGGAAGGGTGCGCTTGTTCACCCTGTAAGCGCCTACCTTGAATACTCGCTGGATGGCAACGGTACTGCTGAAATGGACGTGACCACTACGCAAAGTGGCGCATCCGAAACATATACCTATGGGCTACCTGTTGAGCAGGCGGAAGAATTGACCAATGGGCGCTTTGTGTTTGGTCGCGGTTTGCGCGGTCGGCACTTTAGCTTTGCCTTGCGTCTGACTGGCTCACACGGGCATATCAATGACCTTAGCGTCATGACGGCCTCGACGAAAAGGAGAGTGTAATGGCGATTGCACCCGATAGCATTCTTGGCACTGCCGTAAGCACTGTTACCGAAAAAATCAACAGTCTTGACGCCATAGCAAACAGGTACAGCTCACAACTGAGTTCTGCGCTTTCCAGATCGGTAACGTGCAGGTTGATGATGTGGCTGCGCCTACCCGTCCTGATGCCCCGCAGGTGCAACCGCCTGGTACGATCCTTGGTGAGCCGCCTACCTATTCGCCTGTTCGATTGAACATGCCAGCAGCGCCAGCGGATATCAGCATTGATGATCTTCTGTCCGATCTTGATATCGGCAACCTGGACGACATACCGGAAGCGCCTACGATCATTCCGATCAACATACCCGAAGCCCCAACAATGGCTAAGGTTCCTGTACCCAGCAGGCCGGACATTGATACAGAGGTAGCCATTCCTGATGCGCCTGACCTTGCCATGCCGGAAATGGAGGCGTTGGAGCAGATCAAGCTGCCAGAGTTTGAGTTTCCTGAGCTGCCCACGTTCGACGAGAAGCCACCTAGCGCCAGTGGAATCACGGTTCCCAGTGTATTTATCAACTGGTCGGAGCCTGAATACAAGTCGGAAATCCTGGACGAGCTTAATGCCAAGATATCGGGAATGATGGCCGGTGGCTCTGGCCTTCCTGTTCCGGTAGAGCAGGCGCTGTTTGCCCGTGCCCGTGAGCGTGACAGCGCTGAAACAGGTAGACAGGTGCAAGAGGCCATTGACTCATGGGCTGCGCGTGACTTCTCTATGCCGCCTGGCATGCTTGCCAAGCAAGCTGATGTAATCCGTGAGCAAGGCCGTTTACGTGCCTCGGAGCTGAACCGAGACATTATGATCGAGGCTGCCAAGTGGGAGATTGAAAGCATACGCTTCGCAGTACAACAGGGCATGGCGTTGGAGCAGTTGACGCAGAACCTGTACAGCAACATGGCGAACCGGCTGTTTGAGGTTGCACGGTTCCAGGCAGAGGCACAGATACAGGTGTTTGATGCCCAGATCAGCTTGTTCAATGCTCAAAACTCTGCCTTTGAGACGCTTTCCCAGGTCTACCGAACTCGCCTGGATGGCGCTATTGCCAAACTGACCGCCTACAAGACGGCCATTGATGGGCAGGTGGCCTTGGGGCAGATCAACCAGCAGCGGGTGGATGTATTCAAGGCCAAGCTGGATGCGGTGCAATCGAACGTCGAGGTTTACAAAGCCTTGATGCAGGGCGCATCGGTTCGAGCGGAAACAATCAAGAATCAATTTGATGCCTACCGTGCAGACGTTCAAGCCTACGCCGAGCAGATCAGCGCAGAGAAAGCCAAGTTCGATGCTTACGAGTCACGCATTAAAGGTGAGTCTGCCAAGGCTGATGTACTGGACGCTCAAGCCCGTGCCTATGCCTCAACCGTCCAAGCGGTATCTGACAAGGCAAACGTGAAGGTGCAAGCAGCACAAGTCAAGATGGAAGCGGCCAGAACCAAAGTGACCAAGTTCACTGCCGACGTTGATGCTTACCGTGCGGAGATTGATGCAAACGTGCGTGAAGTCTTGTACGGGACTCAGGCTTTCACTGCACAGGTTGAAGGGTGGAGAGCCAAGGCTAGCGCAACGGTGGCGGATGCGGAAATGCAATCACGCTTTGCCGACATGAACACCAGAACCAATATCGCCTACGCTGAAATGCAGATCAGCGAGTATCAAGCCAAAATGCAGAAGGCGATACAGGAAGCGCAGATTGCATTGGAAGCAGCCAAAGCAGTAGGTCAGTACACGGCCCAGCTAGCCGCTGGCGCAATGTCCGCTGCCCATGTTTCCGCAAGTATTAGCGGATCTGGCAGTGCAAGCACTTCTGACAGTAGAAGCACCAGCACTTCAACAAGTCACAACTACAACTATTAGTCGCACCCTGTAAGGCTGGCTCTTGATCGGCTTGGACTGGATGATGTTCAGTACCAAGCCGTTTATATCAGGGGTACGCCCATGCGCGGATTCAAACCAGTCGCTCAAGCCAAAGGCGACACAAAGGACACCAAAGGTAAGGGCAAGCACCCGATAACCGACTACGCCAGCGGTGGATCAACTCGCCGCCGACTTGAGGCGCTTGGCCTTAAAGACGGTGGGCCTGTACGTGGGCCAGGCAATGGGATATCGGATTCCATTGAAACCGAGGTTCCCGAAGGCAGCTATATCATGCCTGCCGACTCAACCGAGCAGATTGGAGAAGAGAGCCTGGCCGGTATGGGCAAACAGGTTCCCGTCAATCTGAGCGACGGCGAATATCAACTTCCTCCCGATCAGGTTCACGCCATTGGCCTTGAAGCGCTGGATCAGATGCGTGACGAAACCCATGTTCCTGCCGCAGAGCAGGCGCAAGGACTGGGATTCCATCCTGGTATGCAGGAAGGCGCACCCAAGGTAGACCGAGAAGAGCCGCCGCTATTCTTCGCTGATGGTGGTCGCGTATTCAGCAACGTAGAGCAGGATGAACTAGGCCGAGACAACAACCCAAGACGAAGAGTAGCACCGCGCTCTAATCCCATGTATGTGGATAGCTCTGGCACCGCTACTCAAGCAATGCCGTCACAGTCCCGTGCCCTTGTTCCTGCTGGCCCTGCAACAGGCACTTCACTGGCTACAGTTCCGCAGCCAAGCCAAGCGTCTGCCTCAACCGCGCAGCCTCGCCCTGACTTCTACACAAATGACCGTGGCGAAACGGCAAAAGGCTTTCCGCCGTCGTCATCCCGTGCGGTAGTCCCTACTGGATCGGCAACAGGTACTTCGCAGACCACGACTGCCCAGCCAAGCCAAGCATCCAGCACAACCGCGCAGCCATCGGCAAGGCCAGAACCTAATTATCGCGCCCGTGCCGAAACAATGGCGCGAGCAAAGGCCGATACCGCAGCTTATGAAGCGCATCGAGCCGCGCAAGATGAACGATTTACCAGAGCGGCAGAGCAGCCAGCCAAATCACCAAACCGAGGTTTTGCTGGTCGAGCAGCGGGAGCGGCTAGAAATTTGGCGAACACTCGGCGAGGTCGAATGGGTTCACTGGCCGCTATTCCAGCCCTTATTAACGCATACGATCCCGACTCTACCGCACGTTACGCAGAGCGCTTTGGCGTGAGTGAACCTACCGGCGATGGTTCGCTTGGTGATATTGCCAAGTTCGCAGCACTTCGCGCTGGTGGCTTTGCGAGTGACGTTGGTTCGGCTATGACCTTTGGCCTTGCTGACGGTCTATACCGAGACAAGAACGGCGTAAATACCGATGCCCTTGCCACAGGTTCCGGCGCGGTTGCTGGTGGCGTCGCAGGTAACAGAGTGGGCAACCTTGTTGGAAGAGGGTTTGATACCGCTGCCAGACTCGCAAGCCGTGGCCGTTACAGCGGTAACTACGCCCAACGAGCGCTTGGCGGTCTTGGTGAGGTAGGCGGTGTAGCAGGTGGCGTTGCTGGCGCTCAAATGCTTGTTGATAACGCACAGCCAGAATCAGCAGGCACTACCAATGCCAATACACCCAATCGCCCCGCTGATCCGGTAACACCGAACACCCCAGCAGCAGAGCAAGCGGCTGACCAGACAACAGAGGTAGTAGGGCCGCAGCGTGATACCTACGCAAGCGGAATCGCTCGACCCGATATGGTTGATGGTGTTCCGACATTTACCAATGCTCACTTGGAAGGTTTTGACCCCAACACGGTCAATACCATGAGCAGCGAGGCAATGAGTAGCGCCAGCCCCAGCACTACGGCCAGGCTTTCTCAAGCCAGAGCTGATGCGGTTGCCCGTGGTGAACCTGTTCCAGGTGTAGGCGGGTTCCAGCCAAGCGGATCGAGAGTAACCGTTGTGCCTGATAGTGGTCGGACTGAGCGTGAGCGTAACCGGCTTATTGCTGCCGCCAGCACCCCGCACCCAGGCGCACAAAACGGCCAGCTAACATCCGCGCAAATATCCGCCTTGCGCGGCGCTATGAATGACGAGCGCAGTGATGCCACGACCAGATCAAACAATGAAAGCACCAACTCTGCAAACATCCTGCAAACCGGCATTCGGGAAGCGGGAGCGGATCGCCGCGACGCGGCAAGAAACCTGATTGATGAACGTCGCGTTGCTTTAGCTGAAAGCGCCCAAGGCATTCAAAACAGGTCGGCGGATCGCATGGAACGACTGTATCAGGCGCACGAATCAGCGCAAACGCCAGAGGAACGGACAGCTATTGCAGAGCAAATTCGTGTGCTCAATGGTGACAGTCAATCGCCTCGTTATGCAGTTGCTGCCGGTGGCCAGATTCTTGGCCCGAATCAGCAGTTGATTACCCAGCCTGCACAGGTATTCAACCAGCAGACAGGTGAGTTTGTTCAGCAGCCCCAGCAAAGCGCCCAACCATCGGCCAACCACATTGCAGCGCTGAGAAAAAATCCGAATCAAGCAGCCCAGTTCGATGCCATCTACGGCCCTGGAGCATCAGCCCGAATCCTTGGAGGCCAGTAAATGGCAGACAATCAAAACCCGTTTGACGATCCTAACTACGGCTCTGACCTGGTTGAATCCAATCCGTTTGATGATCCTGCTTACGACGGAAGCGCCAAACCTAAAGGTGTAACAGGTCACGTGCGTGATCTTGGCTTATCCGCACTGAAAGGCTCTATAGCTGTTACAGAATCCGCTGTTGGTGTGGCGGATATATTCACTGGTGGTCGCGCTGGCAAGCTGGCCGAAGATGCAGGCTTCCGCCCAAGAGAAGCAAAGGAAGCACTGAGCGACCTTCACACTGATCGGTACAAGGAGCAGCAGCAAGAGTTTCAGGAAGCAGACGGCATCCTGGATAAGGCTGGCGTAGCTGTTACCAACCCTTCCCTGATCGCCAATACAGTTGCCGAATCTTTACCGTCTATGGGTGCCGGTGCGGTGATTGGTCGAGGCATCAGCAGGGCAGCGCCAAGGCAGAACCAAGGCAGCACCAGAGCAGCACCAGGGCAGCACCAGGGCAGTACCGAGGCAGAACCAAGAGTATCACCAGTAGCCGGTGCCGCTATCGGTGAAGGTGTGGTTATGGCTGGTAGCCAAGCTGAGGCCATCCGGCAGGAAAATGAGGACGGCAACCTTACCCTTGGTCAATCCGGCGCGGCCTTGGCAACAGGGGCGCTTGGTACGCTGTTCGGTTATGCCGGTGGTCGCTTGGCGCAGAAGCTGGGTATTGGCGACGTGGACACCATGTTGGCGCGTGGCATCACTCCAGGCCAGATTGCCGAAGAGCTGGCCAACGCGCCAGCAAAGAGCATCCCCCGCCAGATCATTGAGGGTGCAATTTCCGAAGGCTTCCTTGAAGAGCTGCCGCAATCGGTATCCGAAACCGTCATCCAGAACCTTGCCACAGATAAACCCTGGTATGAAGGCGTAAGCGATGCCGCTGTAATGGGAACCCTGGCAAGTATGGCTATGGGTGGTTCGGGTGCAGGTGTATCCGGCTTTGCCCGTGGTGGCCAGCCAGAAGCGGCTCCACAACCAAGCGTAGACACTGGCGCTCAAGCTGCTACAGAGACGCCCCTAGTAGAGCCTGAGCCTACGCAACCAGAGCAGCCTGTCTATCAAGGCATGGCCCCTGGTCAAGTGCCCGATCAGTACCGGCGCGAAACATTAAGACCTACTACAGCTAGTCCAGAAGAAGCGCCGCTTTCTGAGCAAATGGGCATCAACCCCGCTGATGGGCCTTTGAGTACAGCAGCCGCTATTTCCGTTGACTCTGGCGCTACTCAACAGATGGCAGAGCAACAAGCCCTTGCAGAGGCCGCAGAAGCAGCCCAGCAGCAGGCAAAGCAGAAAGGCGAAAGCAGCGCCCAGCAGACTGAGCAGGTTGAAGCCCCGCAGGTTCAGCCGCCGCTTGGGTTTGGCGAGTCTATAGACCCTGATACCGGCGAGATTATTACCGACCAAGGCCAGCGCGAAGCCCAATTGGAGGAGCACCTTTCTTATGTTCGGCAACAAGCCCGTGCAACTGGATGGACAGGAGAGCTGATAGAGGCGAGAGACGCCGCGCAAGCAGAGTTGAACGCACTGAGAGGCGAAGCGCCTGCTGCTCAAGGGCAAGAGCCGCAGCAAGAAGAGCCTGCACAGCCTACCAGCCTGCAAGAAGGAATAGAGCAGGCACAGGCTAACGCTGCAATTCAGGAAGCGGAGCAGGAAGAAGCGCCCAGCGATATCCGCTCCATTGTCAGAAAGCAAATCCCCGACATGACCGATGCCGAGCTACAGCAGGCAATCGACCATTACGGGCCAGACCACAAGCGCACAGGGAAGCTACAAAAGGCGCTGGAAAAGCGTACCAAACAGGAGTCCACCGAAGCGCAACCGGCCACGCCGAGCGCCCAAGTAGAGACTGGAAGTAATGACCACCCAGCTATCACTAATTGGTTGTCATCGCGCCTGAGCGACTTCAAGAAGCGCAACCGCATTCCTGACGATGCCGACATTGAAGAAACTATTGCATCCAATGAAGGTTCCCCCAATATCATCCGTTCAAACCGTGCAGCCAAGCTGCGCACAGAACTGGCAGATATTCAAAAGAGCCTTGGCGCTGCAAGACAATGGCTGACAAACAATCCAGACCAGGTGGGGAGCATTGATGGCGACACTGTACTTGATTTTTCAGACCCTGTTAGCTCGCTTGAGTTCTACAAGACTGGAATACGTCCACGTAGCCTTGTGGATGAAGCTGTCGAGCGTGCGGATAGAGAAAACATACCCAGCGCAGAAAGCCAGAACAAAACCCTTTCGGACACCATCAAGCGCTCTTCGGACGGGCAGGAGGCCGGTGCTACGACCGACGCGATACCCGATCCGCAAACTGGAGCGCAATGGGACGCAATGACTGTTAAGCAGCGTCAAGAAATCCTGAGACGTGCTGACAGCCCCGTTAAGAATAAAGCAGATATTGATACAGCATACCCGTGGGACAAGCAGGATGATGATGTACAGGCTTATGTGTCAGGCGTATTAAGTAGCGAAGATAGGTCGGCGGACGAGCGTACAGACAACTCAAAGCCATCCCCCAACGCGGACAGCGGTAAAGCGGATATTGACTCCAAGGCGAACGAGGCCGCAACCAGTGGGCAAAGCGGAAAGCCGGAGCCAACAGAAGCGCAGATTGAAGCAGGGAACTACCCGAAGGGCCACATAAGAGTTCAGGGCTTGGATATCTCTATCGAGAATCCACAAGGCTCAGAGCGTCGCGGAACCGACCCCAACGGCAATGAATGGTCGCACACCATGAGCGACCATTACGGCTATATCAAGCGTACTACCGGCGCTGATGGGGAACAGGTGGACGTGTATGTTGGCCCCAACCCTGAATCCAATCAGGTGTTTGTGGTTGACCAACTGGATCAGCAAACGGACGGCTTCGACGAACACAAGGTAATGATGGGCTATAACAGCCAAGACGAAGCTATTGCCGCCTACCGCTCAAACTTTGATGAAGGCTGGAAAGTTGGCCCAGTCCGCGCCATGAGCATGGACGAATTTAAAGGCTGGCTGAAAGATGGCGATACATCTAAACCGGCTGCACAGGAAGAAACAAAGAGCGCACCCAGGAACCTGAAAGAAGGCATCCAGCGCATCCGTGAGAGTAAGGCCAAAAAAGCGAAAGAGCCTCGCCGCATGTTGCCAGATGGCCGTGCAGAGGATGGCAAGGCTTTGTTGCCAGGCGACACGTTCGTTACTTCCTCTGGCCGAACTACTACCCCGTTCCCAAAACAGAAGTCACAAAGATTCGTATCTCAATGGCTGATTGACAACGCGATAGCCGAAGCAGAGTCCCGTGGTGACCGATTCAATGCAACTTCATTCAGGGGCGAATCACTACTCAAGGACGGTAGCTTGCCGCAGGCTTCTGGTGAGTCGCTGAATGCGTATCTGTTTGGAGAGCAGCCGCCTGTTGCGCGGTCAATGCTTCGCCCACTGTCTGACGCTGGGAGTCAACGACCCGCCCCTACGAGTGGGGCAGATTTAGAAGCGCAAAGAATGCGTGACCTTGCTGACGGCTTCTCAATGACCTATCAGGGTAGAAGCCTTGGTGGCGTTGCTAGAGAAGTGGCGGATCATGCTATTGAGAATCTGCGCCGCATGACCGATGCCGAAGCGGAAGCCTTGGCAGCTAAACACAACCTGCCCGACGAGGTTGTGCAGGACATACTTAGACAGCCATTCTCTTATGACGGCTTGCTTGGTCAGTCAGGAAGAGGCGTTTCTGGCGCAAGGGAGCTGTTGCGTCGCAGAGAGGCAAAGCGGGAGGACTCTGGACAGTCACCTGTTACCGTGACCCGCTCGCCAGGCGTTACCACTATTACCCTTGATCCAAGCGCGACCAGCCGGTCAGCGCAGGCTGATACCCAAGTTGCACAAGCTGAAAGCGCTGCTGCCGAATCAGCGCCAACCAGCCTGGTTGATCTTTTCTACACTCGCCTGCAAAGCGGCACTCTGCCGAAGAACAATAAAGGCTTGCGCGGCCTTGTCACAGAGTACGACGGCGCGGAGGCAGACAACGCCAGGCTGAAAGAAGCGCAAGAATCGCTTGAAGCTGCTATGTCGCGTTATGCGCGTGACGTTGTTGCTCAGGGTGGTAGTGACCGTGAGGTATTCGACCGACTGCTACAACTTTACAACGACCAGCCTAACCTGAACATTCGCACCAGCACCAGCGTACAGAATCAGGCATACAGCACCCCTGCACCGCTGGCGTACCTTTCTGCTCGACTGGCTGGGATCGACCGCAATACCCGCGTGTACGAGCCTACTGCCGGTAACGGCATGCTGTTGATTACGGCAGACCCAGCCAAGGCAACCGCTAACGAGCTGGAAGACACCCGCTACCAGAACCTGGTAAGCCAAGGATTCGATGCAATCCAAGGCGATGCGATGGACGCTATCGAGTCTGGCGCAGTGGTAGCCAAGTCACAGGATGCTGTCATCACCAACCCGCCGTTTGGATCGGTCAAGAACGACGACGGCAAAGCAATCAAGGTATCGGTTGACGGCTTCAAGATAGGGAAAATCGACCACCTCATTGCAGCCGAATCCCTCAAGTCATTGAAGGATGACGGCAAGGCAACCCTGATCATTGGCGCGGATAAGGTCAAAGGTGGAGTCTCTACCGATGACCGTATTTTCTTCAACTGGCTGTACAGCAACTACAATGTAACAGGTCACTTTGAAGCAGATGGCAAGCTGTATTCACGACAAGGAGCAAGTTGGCCTGTTCGTGTTATCACCATCAATGGACGATCCAAGTCTAACAATGTAAGTCCTGCGCCTGGAGTGATCCAGAGATTCAATGACTGGAATGAAATCTATGACCAATTCAATGCGCTACTGGACACCCAAAACAGTGGAGTCCAATCTGATGCCGCTGTTAGCGGTACGAATGAGCCGCAAGCAGCGGATAACAGCGGAGTTGCACCGGCAACTGATGTTGGACAAGCTAACCCACCTATTCGAGAAGGCGGGGCCGGAAGAAGCCGGACTAGCTCTGGAAATGTCAGCCGAGCATCTACCAGAGCTGATGACAATACGCCAACAGCAGATGCCGAAGGACTGGCCGCTGGCACTTCTCAACAGCGACCTGATGAACGCGCAAATGCACAGGATCAATTGGAGCCTGGAGACAATCGTGACACGGGAGCCACAGCAAGAAATCGCCAGAGCGCTCAAGGGGCTAACGCTAACCAGCCTGCTAGAAATGCTCTAGCCGACGCTGAAAACTCATTCCAGATAAAGTACACACCCCGCTCATCCCGCAAGGATGAAGGTGTTCTCGTGCCAATCAATATGGCACAGCCTTTACAGGATTCCCTGACATCCCTTGAAGACCAGGTAGGCGACATTGACCAGTTTGCAGCCAAAGAGCTGGGATATGATAGCGTAGACGACCTGCATAACGCTCTGATGGGCTTGCAGGTTGATTCTGTAGCCTCAACCATCTTCCAGATAAAACAGCGCAACAAAGGCGTAATTATTGCCGACCAAACAGGGATCGGCAAAGGCCGACAAGCTGCGGCAATGATTCGTTGGGCCAACCATAACGGATACACGCCGGTATTCATTACAGTAAAGCCAGCCTTGTTCACTGATATGTATGGTGACCTGGCTGATATTGGCACTAATGACATTGAGCCGCTGATTATGAATAGCGACCAATGGATTGCAGACCAGTCGGGCAAGAAACTGTTTTCCAACAAGCCTAGCGTTCACCGCAAGACGCTTCAGCAGATCGCAAACACAGGGGAACTGCCGGAAGGCCGAAATGCCCTGTTTATGACCTACTCGCAGATCGAGACGGAGAATGTCCAGCGTCGAGCGCTTTCCGCTTTGGCTCAAAATGCAGTATTCATCATGGATGAATCGCATAACGCTAGTGGCAGCTCAAAGACAGGTATCTTTATTCGGGAAACCTTGGAGAGCGTTCGGGGAGCGGTTTACCTATCCGCTACCTATGCCAAGCGACCAGACAATATGCCGGTGTACTTCAAGACCGATATCGGCACGGCCATTGCGGATAGCGGCAACCTGATGGAAGCCATGAGTAGTGGTGGCCTTCCGTTGCAAACGGTTGTAGCAAACAACCTGGTCAAGGCTGGTCAAATGTTCCGCCGTGAACGCAGCTATGACGGCGTAAGCATTGAAACCAAAGTTGATTCCGGCAACCGTGCAGCCCATGAGCGCCTGTCTGATTCAGTCACTATTGCGCTGCGCTCTATTGTTGATGCGGATAAGAAATTCCACACAACCTTCTTCAAGCGGCAGCAAGAGGATGCGAAGAAGCGAGGCGAGGCACTTCAAGATATTGCAGGCAACCAGGCGTCCGAATCGGTAAACCACTCTGAGTTCTCTAGCGTGGTTCACAACTTTGTCCGCCAGATGCTTTTAGGCTTGACCGCTGACACCGCTGCACAGGAAGCGATTGACGCCTTGAAGCGTGGCGAGAAGCCATTGATTGCCTTGGAAAGCACAATGGAGAGTTTCCTTGCGGAGTACGCAGAGAATAACAGCCTATCCATTGGTGACCCTTTAGGCCGGTTTGACTACCGCACAGTCCTGTCTCGTGCCCTTGACCGCACCCGCTACATTGTTCGGTCAACCGCAAGTGGCGAGAAGGTTAAGGAGTACATATCCCCAGGCCAGCTAGACCCTGAAACCAGAGCGGCCTACGAGGAAGCGCAAAGCGTCATTGATAACCTGGATATTGATATCCCTGTATCCCCGTTGGACTGGATACGCCACCGCATCCAGCAAGCAGGCTACAGCGTGGCCGAGATAACAGGCCGGAATCTTTCCGTTGACTACTCTGGCGCTAAACCCGTCCTGTCGCAGGTCGCAACAAGCGAGCAGCGCGACAAGGTAAACACAACGCGCCTATTCAACGATGGTTCGTTGGATTCCATAATCCTGAACGTGTCCGGCTCTACAGGGATCAGCCTTCACGCCTCAGAGAAGTTCGCAGACCAAAAGCCGCGCCGAATGATCATTGCCCAAGCCGCGCAGGACATTAACATTTTCATGCAAATGCTGGGCCGTATTCATAGAACAGGACAAGTAAAACTTCCTGCATACACGATCCTGAACCCTGACCTTCCTACCGTGAAGCGTCCTACAGCGATTCTCAATCAAAAGATGAAATCGCTGAACGCCAACACGTCGAGCAATACCGAGTCGGCTACATCAATCCAGTCTGCCGACATGCTCAACAAGTACGGCGACCAAGTTATTGCCGCTTACCTTGAATCCAACCCTGAATTGGCCTATTCCCTTGGGCTTGATGGAGGTTTTGCTGATGCTAACGGGAATCCTGTTGAGGGCATAGCGCGGAAGGTAACAGGGCGCATGGCGCTAATGCCTATCCAGGTTCAAAAAGACTTCTATGCGGAAGTGGAAGAGCAATACAGTTCCCTTATTGAGTACCTGAACGACACCAACCAGAACGACCTTGAGCCGCGCACCTTCGACTTTGAAGCGGAGATTGAAAACGAAGTCACTATGGTCGAGGAAACCGACCCCAACAGCCCGTTCGGTGAGGCTTCTGTATACGGTGAATATCGAATCAAGTCTCAAGGCAAGCAGATGACGCCGGAAGAGGTGAGAGCGGAGCAGGATAAAAACCTGGGAGGCGTTAGCGGTCAAGATCACGCCAAAGCAATCATTGGCCAGCTACAACAAGACAGCCCTGATATTGACGTTGAAGGAGCAAGACAGGGTGTTTCCTTTATGCGTAACCACCATATCGGTACTGCATGGCGCGTTGAGATCAATGGTGACGTTTACAACGGCGTTGTAACCAACCTTAGAAACACTCACAAGAAGTCGGGCAACCCGTTTGCCATGAGCAAGATACAAGTAACGCTTGCGGTCAACGGGCCACTTCGCACCATCACTGTACCAGCCTCGCAGTGGGAGAGAATCGAGATTGGGCCGCTATACCGCACCGACATTGAAACCATGTTCAGCGAGCAGGTAGAGGGCACAGATAAAGCCAAGATCGTTACCGGTAACCTGCTTGCAGCCTACGGGGAGATGACTGAAACCAAATCAACGATCATCAGCTTTACCAAGAAGGACGGCACCATAGAGCAGGGAATTTTGCTGCCCAAAAACTTCAACTACAAGTTGAATACTCGCGGTGACTTCCTTTTCCGTGAGGCGGCTGATGTTGTTAAGTTCCTTTCTGAAACAACAGACCCTGACGCCCAGCGGTTCGGTATTTCAAGCAGGGATGGTTCTGTCCGCATCACGCCCAGGGCCGGACAAATCCGCATTGCTGTACCAAAGAGCAAGACCCGTGGCGGCAAGTATTTCCTTGACCAGAGACTGATTGATATTACTGGTGACTTTGTTACAGACGGCCAGAGCATGGTTGTCATGGTTCCCAGTAACAAAGCAGTGGATGCTATCAAGCAGATTCAAACCAAAGCGCCACTGTATGCCAGCCCAAGCATTGCAGTAGAAGCCCGTAACGTACTCGGACTGAAACCCGTCGAAACCCCTGCCCAGCAGAACGCGCCAAAGTTCTCACGCAGCAAGCCGCAAACCGAAACGGCAGCCTTCAAGCGCTGGTTTGGTGATAGCAAGGTGGTGGATGCCGACGGTAATCCGCTGGTGGTTTATCACGCTACCAGTGAAGACTTTTCAGTCTTCGACTTTTCCCGACTTGGCGAATTTACCAAGGAACACACTGATGCTCCCGAAGCATCGGTAATGGCAGAGGCTGGCTTTTGGACTAATACCAGTCCGCTTGCGGAGGATATTGGGCAACGGGTGGATATGCCGGTTTACGTGGCCATGAGTAATCCGCTTGAGATTAGTTTTGATGACCTATGGGACATGGCCGAAAACTACGATACCGGCGTTGATTTGCGTGAGGCACTTGTATCTGACGGATACGACGGCATAGCCGTGGCGGACAGTGAGCTTGGCGGCACCAGCTACGTCGCCTTCCGCCCAGAGCAGATCAAGTCTGCCAGCGGCAACAATGGAGACTTTGACCCGAACAATCCAGATGTTCGATATTCCTTTGCTGGTCGCAGAGCAACTATTGCCGACCCTATGGCGCTGGAAACAGCCCAGCTTCGCATTGCTGGTGGGGGCAACGCTGAAACCATACGCCAAGAGACAGGATGGAGCCGTGGAACTGATGGTAAGTGGCGCTTCGAGATATCAGACGACCAGGCGAAGCTGAAAGTATCGGGAGACACCTTTGGCGATGCTTACGCGAATGCTTACGCTAACGCATTTGCCGATGGCCGCAAGGCAGTAACGATTGGTGACTTGATCGACCATCCGAGATTGTTTGAGGCTTACCCGCCGCTTGCTGATATGCCGGTAACTGAAATGCCGCAAGGCGAAAGGGCAGTAGCGCGGTTGCGCCGCAGTCCGTCCGGTATGTCGATTCAGGTTAAGTCTGGCATGCGTAGTAATGGCATCCTGTCTGCGATGCTCCATGAGCTTCAGCACGGCATTCAAACTATTGAAGGCTTTGCTAGAGGCGGCTCAAGCCGTTCATTTATCAGTGACATGGATCGCACGGGAGCCAAGACCTACCGCCGTCTTGCTGGTGAAGTAGAGGCGCGCAACACCCAAACCCGCCAGAGCATGACCGCAGAGCAGCGTCAACGCTTTGCACCGGAAGACACCGCAGATGTTCACGCCAATGACGTGATTGTCACGTTCAACGGTAAAGACCTTATCAACGGGCCGCTACCAAGCAACGTAGAAACCCGTCCAGCCATGACCCGTGGCCAGTTGGTACGCGCCTTTGAGGTTCAGTTCCCCAAACTGACCAAGGCTGTACGGACAATGCTGGACAGAGGCAAAGAGGGTAAGCGAGGTGGCGCGGTACTTATTGAAAGCGATGATCCGCTGATTATTGCCCGTGAGTTCTCGAAGAAAACAGGCCGCAAACTGACTGACTCGGTTCGCCTGTTCAGTAACGCTGGCCGTATCAACGGATTCTATGACTCTGACTCTGGCCTGACCTTCCTGGTAGGCCCAAACCTTGATGCAGTAACAGGCCCAGCCGTATTGCTGCATGAGGTTTACCACAGCCAGCAGCGTGAGCGAATAGACCTGGTTGGCGCATCCATGCTGATGAATCGCGGAAAGATCAAGGATGCAGACCTGCGCGCATTCCTTGATCGTGTAGCTGACGATATGGTTGATGCTGGCGAAAGCAGCAACGCCGAAGAAGCGGTTCCCTACATTATTCAGAGAGCTGTAACCGAGGGCCGTAGCCAAGGTTACACAATGGTTGATAACCGATTCATGCAGTGGGTGGATAACACCCTTGGCAAGCGAGTTGGCGACCTTCTACGCTCCTTCACCAAGATGATTCGCCAATGGATGCTGCGCAACGGTATGGGGCTGCAAGGCATGACCGTAGATGACCTTGTTCAGTACGCAATGAATGGCGTAGAGCAGGCGGCAAGAGGTCGCACACTGGGTAATGGCGTGGCGTTTAGTGCGGATTCAGGCCAGATCAATTCGGCAGCCTTCAAGCGCTGGTTTGGTGATAGCAAGGTGGTGGATGCCGAAGGCAAGCCGCTGGTGGTGTATCACGGAAGCGAAGAAGCGCGCACGGTAATTCAGCCCGGAACCAATGAGCCTGGGGCATGGTTTGCGACCAGCGCGAAGCTGGCGGGGAATTATGCCAGGGGCGGGAGTGATTCACTGCATTCGGTCTATCTGTCTCTGCAAAACCCGCTGGTGGTCAACTTTGACTATGAAGGCGGCGAGCTTGTCCCACGCATAAACGGTGAGGTAGCCCCCTTCGAGAATAATGTAGAGGCTGTCGAATATGCGCAGCGTAGCGGGTTTGACGGTGTTCATTTTCCTGATGGCAACTTCACCGAGGACAGCGAGGCTTGGGTTGCATTCGATGCTACACAGATCAAATCCGCCACCGACAACAACGGCGAGTTTGACCCCAATAACCCCGACATTCGTTTCAGTCGATCCGGTATGCGCGAGCTGTCCAAACTCGCCACTCAAGAGTTTAACCGGACGTTCAATGTACCCAATAAGTTGAGCTGGTGGCATAAGACCGTAGGCACCATGTACAACCTTGCGGAAAGGTCGCCTTTCTTCAAGCCGGTATTTGAGGCTGCACAAGGGTTTATTGATGACGTGGCTTACTACGCCGCTGATGCCGCCGAGCTGGCACCCAAACTGCTGCCGAGACTGGAGACGTGGCGAGACATTGGCAAACGTCCTATCTCTGCCAAAGATAGTGCCGCAATCAAAAAGCCTATCTTTGAGGGTACTCTATCCTGGACTCGTGACAATGATGGCCGTCCGGTTCGCGTGAGCGACCTAGAGGACGCTGCAAGCACTATGAGTACAAAGGAAAAGACTAATGCCTTGGTTCAGGCAGGTCGCTTGTCGCCTGGAATTCTAAGGGCATGGAGAGGACTTCCAGAAGACCAGTTCAATAAGATGATTGATAGCCGCTACGAGTCGCAAATGCTTAGTGCGGGTATTGTCTGGACTGACCAAGAGCTAACTAACCTGTTCGGCCTGAATGAAGAGCAGATTGGCCTGTATCGTGAGTTCCGTGAAGCAACAGACCGCAGCTTGGACACGATGGGCAGGGCAGACATGCTGCGCTATGTTGGCGAAGACGGAAAGGCGTTGCGCAGTGAAATCATGGACGCATCCGACGTTAACGAAGCTGCGCGGATAATGTCGCAACACCTGCAAGTAATGGCGAACCAACAACCAAGCCGCCTATCCGAGTTGATGCAAATGGCCCACGGCGTTACGCAGAGGGCTGAGCGTGTCAACGAGTTGCAGCGGGAAGGTTATGCACCCTTGTCGCGCTTTGGTAAGTACACGGTTCACGTCAAAGGACAGGAAGGTGAGTCGCTTTATTTTGGTATGTTTGAATCCAAGCGTGAAGCTAACCTGATGAAAGAGGCTATGCAGGAGCAGTACCCTGGTGCTGAAATCATCCAAGGCACCAAAGGGGAAGAGTTCTATAAGATGTTCTCTGGCATCACTCCCGAAAGCGCAGAGCTGTTCGGGAATATGCTGGGATTGGACTCTACCGGCGACACTGGGCAGGATAAGGCATTCCAGGAGTATCTACGTCTTACCAAAAAGCAACCGTAGCGCTATGCGCCGCCTGATCCACCGCAAGGGTATTGCTGGTTTCAGTGATGACGTTGGCCGTGTACTGGCTTCCTTTGTGTACTCGAACGCACGTCAGACCGCCGCAGGCTTGAATATGGGCGACCTGAGCGAGGCGATAGGGGCTATACCTAAAGAGCAAGGGGAATTGCAGGATGCCGCCGTTGCACTTGGCGAGTACATCAAGAACCCGCAGGAAGAAGCGCAGGTGGCCAGAGGGTTCCTGTTTGCGCAGTACCTTGGTGGATCGGTGGCTTCTGCCTTTGTGAACTTGACCCAGCCAGTGCAGGTGACTTTCCCCTGGTTGAGCCAGTTCGGTGGTGCCAAGAAAGCCGCCGCTCAAATCAGTAAAGCCGTAAAGCAAATGAGTACAAGGGGATTCCAGTACGAAGCCGATCTTGCAGAAGCGCTAAAGGCGGCAGAGGATGACGGCACCGTTAGCCCTCAAGAAGTTCACCAACTGATGGCTCAGGCCCGTGGCTCTGGATCATTAAGGTCGGGTGATGGCACAAGGTTGGGTAATGCAAGGGCGATGGGTTCAAACTCGGTAACACGCTTGAGCTTGGCCTGGGGCAAGATGTTTGGTGCCGCAGAGCAGGTTAACCGCCGCATTACCTTTATCGCCGCTTACCGTACTGCGCGGGATCAGGGCATGGAAACCCAGCAGAGTTTGCCCGTCATGCCGTTCGTGAAACCCAGTTTGTCTACTC